GACAAGATCATGCGAGTACGCCTTCCAGCGTTCCCGTTTGTGACGGTTAAGGGTCGTAGACCCTCAAGCTCTCCGATACCTGTTACGAAAGTAGCAGGTAGTAGGAGACCTCGAAGGTCTGTTCCTAGTCGTCGAAAGGGTGGTAAGCACACCATAGAGATTTGGACATCTCTGTGGTGCGCACTGATATCTTGTGGCGTTGGAACGCGTGCTGGTTCGTGGGAAATAAGGAAGTGGCTGTCTCGATCGATCGTTCGCCACGGTTGGTTGCAGGCAGCGCGGGATCTGAAGGATCTCTGCGGGGAACTCCGCGCATCTGCTCTCGAGCGGAGGCGTGCCTCCCTTCCTGCTTGTCATCATTTTCCACGGCCGCTTCTCTCTTGGCTTGATCGTCGTCTCAGTGTAAAGGGCAAGCTTGCCTTCAGTAGGCTTGCGCGCGCTCTTCCAAGCGCACCTGATACGATTAAGAGAGAAGCGGTTTCCCAGCATGTTCGTACTCTTTTCAGCAGACACGTGACTCCTGGCTTCTTGCTCCAGGACATCAAGCGTCACGTCTACACACTGCTGAAAGGGGCGTTCCAACGGAAATACTTCTGGACTGTGCCTTCTTCTTCTGCCGCTGTGGTCGAAGCTAAGCGGGCGGAGGGAGGTTACAACTCTGTTGTCTTCAGTCGTGCCAGGCCCGCCTGGACGGCTGTAGGAGCCGGTCTCGCTCGGGGTGGAGGACCCCGAACCGGAGCAATGTTGTCCGAAACCTCCCCGCTCGCTTCTGACTTCGAGCGCAGGCTCAGCACACGATTGCGTGGCGACATGCACTTTACGTATCCTACCGTAGTTAGCGCGGAACGGAACGCAACCTTTGCAACGGGGTTGCTTCTCCGTCAATCCGTAGGGGAACGTGTAGTGCATGTCGCGTCTGTTATCGCGGAGCTGGGGATGAAGGCACGAGTGATTACCCTTCCACCTTCTTCTGTGTTTGCTTGGGGATCTTATGAGACAGATCCTCTGGCCTGCACTCCTTGCGAGGGTGCCTCAGATCCTCCCGTATGCTCCGCATACGGAAGACGGCATCCTTGCTCGTTTGGAGCGGCGTATCCATGCTAGTAAGATCTTCCTTTCGGCTGATCTTACCTGCGCGACGGACGGCTTTGGACATGATGCGATCACCGCCGTTATTGACGGCATCCAAAGGGCTGGTTTCCCAGGCCACTTGGTGTCGGAACTCCG